TTTTTGGTTCAAGGTGAGTACGTGGAGTTTGATGTGTCGAATGTTGCAAACGGTCAGCATTCTTGCCAGGCGACGAATGTGACGGGCATGTTTGGCGGCAAGTTGATGTGCGAGACGCGCAATGATGCGCGCCAGTCTTCTTCGTCGCAACCTGGTGGTCGTGGTGATGATGAAGAGGAGGGCGATGGTGACGCGTATGTGCCGGTTTTGAGGAGGACGGCAAGTTCTGCTCCTGAGTCTTCGCGTTCGGTGGCGGTGCCATCAGCATCATCATTCAAGACGCGTGGTGGTGGCAGCGGTGGTCGTGGTGATGATGCGCCTCGCACTCGTGGTCGCGGTGGTGGTCGCAGTTAAAACTTGCTTCAAAGAAATGAAATGAAAATAAATATGAAATAAAAAATAATGATTTAGAATTTAAATTATTATTTATAATATATTTGGTATTTAAATACTTATTGGAACGAACATGGACATGGATAACAATAGTGTTGAAATGGAATTGGTGGAAGGGTTCTGTGAGGAGACAAGGTTATCAAAGATGAAAGAAGACATTTTATCGGTGATGTGCAACGTGTTGAATTATATGACTTTGTCGTCATACGACTATTATTACACGCAATACCATCAAGAGTGTCGAAATGAAATGAATGCAGTATATGACAGCGGAGCAAGATCAATTACGGTTGAAAGTTGCAAACACTTTTACGAGTGTTTGAAACGATTGGAGAGCGTTACAGACACGGATGACCCCGATTATTATGAATATAGAAGGAAAATGCGGCGGTTTATAATATCGTTGGCATCGTTTAGAACATCATCGTGATAAACTATTTATGTTTCATTACTATTTTCTTTTACTTTTTTTTTGCTAGCAAGAATGCTTTTTTAGTGTGGCTGCATCCATTTTTTAAAATGTCGTAATCAACGGCGGATGCGTTTCCGCCGGTAATGGAGCTTGCCAAACGAGCCAAACCCCAAGATTGCGGTGTTTGGTTGGGTCGTGAACCGGAGGAATAGTATGCACCTTCACCTTTACGCACGATTTTTTTCAGTGCGCCTAAAGAGCATCCAGTTTTACGTGCTAGTTCATTGTTTGGAGTAACGTTGTCAATTTTGTAAATTCGTTTCGCATTTTCTATATGAGACGATTTTTTGCTTTTAAAAGATGACACCTTTTTTCGCGTAAAATATTTGTTGCTCTTGTATAATTTCCGCGATTTCAGCAGCATTCCAAGTTGGCGCTTTTTGTCCTTGCTTGACAACTGTTTTGGAATATAGCGTGCAGGAAGAGATGTGCGATTGTATTTTTTTGTTTTTCGAATATGCATTTTACGCAAACGTTTTCGTATAATAATTGTATTATATAATTCATAAATATTATTATTTTCAATATAATAATAGTTTTTTTAGAACCACCACCCCCACCCACCTCGACGGCCTCCGCCGCCGCATCCATCACAATCTGAAGCAAACCAACAGTCAGTTGCCCTCCATCCCGGGTATTGACACCCCCATCCATTGCCAGTATTGATGCATCCATTTCTACAGTTGTAATTCACACCACCACCATAACCATAACTATAGGGGTTTAAATAGATGGGTTGCGCGTATTGTCTTCTCCACCAGCCGCCGCCGCCCCATCCGCCGCCGCCATAACCGTGTCGACTTCCACTACCGTGAGGATGTCCTCGCCCTCCATGACCCTGATGAGACTCTATGATGGTGGAATTTTGTTTACAAAATGAAAATAAACCAATTACAGATATCAACGCAATAATGGCTAAAATAATATAAAATATTTTTGACATTGTGTTATATTATTATGTTATATTATTTATATATAAAAAATAATATAGCAATGGTAATAATATAAGAATAGTCGCATTTATAGCGACTCCTTGTTGAAGAATATTTGTCGAAATTGTGTCATTTCTTTGTCTGTAAAAATGCTTGACAAAAAATCATTTGGTGTTTTAGTTTCTTTTAAAAGGTTGGAAATCATAAAAAGCGAATATATTCCGCATTCCGTGTTGCTTTTTTGGTGTTGTTTATCATTTACAATGTATTTGAAATTCATCCCGATTTCTTTTCCTTGTTTCATTATTTTCTTGGCGAATTTATTTATTTCTTTGGATGGCGGGTCGCCGGTGCTGTCGAAAAAGAAAATGAATTGTTGTTTAATGTTGATGAAGAGAGATATCCAGTGTGAACCGGATAAATAGTGAGGATCGGTATTAAAAATAATTCCAATTTTATTTTTACTATTGGCTGGATTCAAGTAAGTTTTTATGTCAAAATTGCACAATTCTTCATATACGCATGATGACTCACCCTTTGGAGTTTTGTCGAAATCGATGGGTGACGGACCAATAAATTCAAAAAAAGGAAATGCATCTTCGTATTGTTTCATAACTTTTGTTATGTCAACACTGGACAGCCATTCATTAGGATTTTTATTCCACGTTTTCGGGCTTTCAGGTGCAAAATAGTTGAATAAATCTTTCGTGGCAGATGCGCCTTCGTTGAAGAGTTGTCGCATCCAGCATGACTCCTTGTTACACACGTTTCCAAGTCTTATTTTAAGTGAATCCCATATTTCTTTCATATCATTGCTACTAATTAACGCGTCTGGATGACGCGCATTCCAACTGTCTCTGAGTTTTATAATGGCTTTTGTGGTATAGCAAGTAAAATCTTTTTCTTGAGTTGGACTGCATGAAAGTTTTTTGAAAGATTCATCTAAATTTAAAACAGGTTGTTCAATTTCATGTGCACGTTTTGTTTGTTTTGGTATTCTTCTTCGAATACTTTTTATTTTTTTGGTAGGTGGCATTTATATTTGTATTTGACTATATTTGACTATATTTAACTATCAACTATATAATTACTATATAATTATAATAAATTTTTATTTTTATTTATTTTTATTTTGTTTCATCTGTAATAATTTCATTGGTTGTTGACAGTTTATCTTTTTTTTTCTTTTGTTGTTTAAGTCCCTTGTGCTTGAATGACGGGTCTTTAGGATTGAATTTAAACTGTTGAGGGAAAACAACCGGTTCTTTTTTTTGCGATGATGATTTTTTTATAACATATGTATCAAGTGTGAGTTTTTTTACTTCTTTTGGTTTGAAACAAAGTTCATTGGCTTTGTTTAATTCGAATGCGTTGAGCGCGTCGAGTTTGTTATTACATATGCACTGCTGCTGCTGCAGTAGTTCCGCATTTGGTTCGCCCGCCACAATTCCCATGCAAATGTAACATTTCTGTATGGTTTCGCTTTGGTCCTCAAACTTTAAATGGGAAATGCACGCCTTCATGTACATGTTGAATGCGCCATTTAATGCAACATCTTTTAATTCATTTTTGAAAAGGTCTTTTGTTATAGAAATTATTCTTTTTCTATAAAATTTCAAATCTCTCTTGAATCCTGTGTCATAATCTATATTATTTTTGCGAAGGTATTTTTCATACTGTGCGACATTTACCATATATTCTAGAGTTGCGTCATCGACGGAATTCAAAGAAATGTCCATTAATTTATGTTGCTTATATATATAATTATATAATATTAGCAACAATGTTGTAAACTTAGTCTTTCGGTTTAAATTTTGATTTAAATTCTTCCAATACAGTATTCATGGGCATAGGCGGCAGTATTTTTTGTTTTACAACAGTATTCAAAGGAAGAGGAGGAGGAGGAGGCGGAGGAAAGGGGGGTGGTGGTGGTGGGGCAAAGTGATCCCTGTTTCCACTGTTTCCACTGTTATAATAATTAGAATGACCTAAAACCTTTTCAAATGTTGCATTGGCTGATTCCATCTTGCACATTTTCAGTTTTAGTCTTTTTATTTGTTGTAGTTGTTTTTTGCTTGTTGAAATGCTCATTTCTAATTTATTCGTTAATATTGCATTTTTTGCTTGCAGTTCATAACATATTTTTTCTTGCGTTAAAAAAAGTATTTTAAATTCATCTAAATTTGTTGCAAGTGTTGATACTGTAAGTGTTTGCGAATCTGTTGTATGTTGTGTATGTTGTTGTTGCTCTTGTTGTTGTTGTTGTTGTTGTTGTGATTTTGTATTTGAAACTACAATAATATTTTTATCTGTTTCTTTTCCGCCGTCTTCGATTAATTTATTATATCTAAAGAAATATGACATGTAATAGTTACAGTCGTTGCAACACATTTATTAAAAACTGTCAAGATAATTTATCACAGTTTTTAACCATTCAATCAAAAATAAAATACATTTGAAGATTGTTGATAATATAATAAAAAATTGATTTTAAAATAAAATATTACAATATAAGATAAAGACTAAATATGTCTAAAAATAGTTGCGAAAAGTGCGGTAAAGAGTTCAATAGTAAATCTCATTATACTCAACATCAAAAAAGAAAAGTCCCTTGTGTTAGTGAAAGCAAAATTAAAGAATTGATTGACAAGTCGGTTGAGGAAAAATTGACCAAACTGAATGTTGTTTCGTTTCCGCCATGTTTGTCGCCGTCGCCGGTTGCAGTTCAACCTACTGAACAAAAAAAAACAACAATTGACAAATCAACTTTTGAAGAAATGAAAAAATATTATGATGAAACATTGAATGCAGATAAAAGCACATACAAGTCAAGCAACGATGAACCGACGCCGATTGCTTGCATAAGTGAAATGATAAGTAAAATTCCAATTGATTTATGGGGAAGAAGCGACTTATCTATATTAGACCCTTGCTGTGGTAATGGGAATTTCAGTGTTCCAATTATATTTGAATTGTTGAAGTATCACGATAAACGAACAATATTAGAACAAATAATAGAATTTAATGATATAAATGAAAGTAGACTAGAAAATGTGCGTAGTGTATTTTGTTGTGAAACATATAAATTACAAATAACTAACCATGATTTTATTGCATTTAATAGTGAAAAAAGGTATGACTTGATTGTTGCCAACCCACCATACGCCAAATTGTTAGAAAATGGTAAAAGAGCATCGAAAAACCATAATTTAATCAAGGATTTCATTGAAAAAGCATTGTTGCAACTGAAACCGAATGGTTATTTACTATTTATTACACCAGACAACTGGATGTCTTATGCTGACAGGAATGTGTTGATTGAAATAATAACATCATTACAAATCATTCATTTAGATATACATAGTGCAAAGAAATATTTCAAAAAGATTGGCTCCAGTTTCACCTGGTACCTCATTCAAAATTGTGCCTTTTATAAAAATATCAATGTTTCTGGAATATGGAAGAAAAAAGAATATGTTAGTTCAGTCATATCAAAACAGCGCAAATACATTCCATTATTGTATAATCAAATGGTTCAAAATATATTATCAAAGACAATAGACAATACAATGCTACCGAAATTTGAGGTGAAGACAAGCAGCGACTTGCACAAATACACAAAGGCGGAATTTATTCGTGATGAAAAAACAGATGAATTCAAATACAAATTGATTCACACGCCAAGTCAAACCGTGTACTCATCGCGTCCGCATAAATTTCAAGATGGCTATAAACTGTTTATATCAACCACCGACAAGTACAGTGTGTTTATTGATAACTGTGGGATGACTCAGTCAATCGTATTTATATTATGTTCTAGTGAAGATGAAGCAAAAAAATACTTGCAAATTTTACAGCATCCTCTATATGTATTTATAAATAATATTTGCCGTTGGGGTAATTTCAACAACATAAGAATATTGCAAAGTTTTCCTGTTCCAAGTATGGATTATTCTGGAAACCATGAAGAAATTTATAGCTATTTTGGTATTACAAAGGAAGAAATTGAATACATATGTGCGAATTTATAAATGAAAACAATCGAGATGACAAAAAGTATAAAAAAATAGTTTTATAAATATAATTTTATATTGCAAGGTTTATTTTATTTATAAATTGAATTATTTAAACATAAACCTATAGTGTGCATGTTTCAATAATAAACGACGTGACAAAAATGATGCACAACGGCAACAACAATAATGTTTCAATGGCAATGGCGGGAAACAGAGTTGAACAGATTTACGATGTTATGCTTGGAGTTGGATGCATTGTGTTCAGCATTCTAGCGTTGGCAAACTTGTTCATCGTGACAATAAAAAAGTTTGTTGAATATTATTCCAGGCAGGTAGACCGCATTGTCATGGACGAGTCGTTTGACGACGACAGTTGTGACAGTGACGATGATGACAGCACCGAGAGTGATTATAGTGAATACAGTGAGAGTGAATCTAGTGAGAGTGAATGCAGCAAGAGTTGCCAGTATGATGACATTGAATTGAGTCCGTACGTTCCTCCTCGCAGAAGCGAGCGACTAGCAGAAACTAGGGCAAGATGCAATTCTCCCTTGTTGATTTGTCGTTTGAAATTTGATTAATAATTACGATCATGATGTTCAGGTGTTCTCCGCTATGGCGGCGTCTGTGTCTGAGGTGATCGGCGCAGGTGCATTATTTTTATCGGTAATATCTTTTCCAACTTTTTTATTTACATCGTTTACTTTTTGCTTCAAGACGGTTGTTATTGTGTCCATGGTTGTTTTTATACTGGAAGCATTGTCAGCGACATTTTTTGTAAATGAATCGACAGTGGGCTGAAGCGCTGCAACTTTTCCAGACAGTAAATTAGTTCTTGACTGGTCCGCGCTCACTGTTTCACTCAAAGACATTGGCTCGACACATGCAACGGCGGTTGTCATGCAATTCAAAATAATTGCAGTGAAAAAAATAATATATGTTCCTATGATAATGTTTGAAAAATTGAAAGCAGGTTTCATTTCTATTTTCTTTATTTTCTGTTTATATTAAATTTTTTATTTAATATAAAAATAATAAATATGTTTGTAAAAAGTCAGTGAATGAATTATTGAATCATGTTTTATCTTTATTCGCAATGATTGCTTGTATTGCTTGGCTATTTTTTTGATTATCTGATGTATTTTTTGTGACAATTGGCAAAAGTCCTAAAACGCTGGACTGCATTGAGTCAACAGTTTTTTCTAGTGCATCTATTTTTGCACTATATGTTCCCACGGTTACGCCAATGTCTGCGGGTGTATCGGTATCAAGTCCTTCTAAAATGTTGCCGCCTGTATAAAAATGCGTAATTATAATTACAAATAGAAATAGTATAAACGAATAGATGATTAAATTATTCAACATTTACAAAAATGGAAAATATAAACAAACGTCTTGAAATTATATGATATAAATTTATACTATATAATAATATTATTATTATTAATGAATTAGGGAGGGGTTAGAGGGCGCCGTTTCACTTTGTATCCTTGGCACAATTGGTTCCCCTTATGGCGCACCGGGACATTTTACTTCTAGGGGAGAATACTCTGGTGTAAATGTCAAAGGTGTCAGGGGCGGAGACGAAAATACAATGGGTATGGGAGTTTCAATAGTTTCAGTCGACTCTTTCTGGTTCAAAAAATAGATTTGAGATGACACTGACAAGTTAGAAACAAATTGAATCACATGCGACAGCGTAACGCGCGCCCCTTCGGGTTTCAGCACATGCAAATAATCATTGTGTAATTTGTACATGTTGTTGCGATATTTAATGGGGAAATCTTTTAGACCCATCTTTTTGTAAATATAACAATCCAGATAATTCTTGTGCAAAGTGGAAGTGTAGTTATACAACTTGGATTGGAACTCAAAAAAAGCGACCTCGTCTTCCGGGCATCTTTCAAAATGTTTTCTCAAATAACCCATCTGTTTCAAATGCAAGTAGACAAACTCGCATCTTGCGCGGGCGCCCTTTGCATTCTTCA